TGCCGCCGCTCTTGTTCCGCGTGAGCGGTTCGCGGTCGCTGTCGCCAGCGCGAGGACCGTTGCTGCAGTCGAGCGACTCGCGCGCGCCGATCGCCGGCACGCAACAGCCGCCGATCAATGGGATCGCAACGTGCGGCTGTTTAACACCGACAGCTTGACGATTGACCTCAGAACCGGGCAAGTGCGCCCGCCCCAACGCGAGGATTACTGCACCAAGATCGCCGCGGTCGCGCCCGCAAACCGCGCCACGCCGCTGTGGTGCGCCTTCCTCAACCGGATCACCGCCGGCGACGTCGACCTGCAAAGCTACCTCCAGCGCATGGCCGGCTACTGCATGACCGGGGAGACGCGCGAGCATGTCCTGTTTTTCCTGTACGGCACCGGGGCCAACGGCAAGAGCGTGTTTATAAACACGCTGCGCGCCATCTGGGGCGATTACGTATCCACGGCGCCGATGACCACCTTCATGGCGAGCCACACCGACCAGCATCCTACCGACCTCGCCATGCTGCGCGGCGTTCGCCTCGTCGTCGCCCAGGAAACCGAAGTCGGTCGCCAATGGGCCGAAGCAAAGATTAAATCGGTCACTGGCGGCGATTCCCTTCGGGCCCGCTTTATGCGTCAGGATTTCTCTGAGTACACGCCGCAGTTCAAGCTTGTCATTGTCGGCAATCACAAGCCGGCGCTCCGCAACGTCGACGAGGCGATGCGGCGGCGTATCCACCTGATCCCCTTCACCGTGACGATCCCGCCGGAAGAACGCGACAAGGAGCTGTTCGAGAAGCTCAAGCCAGAATGGCCAGGCATCCTCAGATGGGCCGTGGAGGGATGCCTCGAATGGCAAGAGATTGGGCTCGCCCCACCCCCGGCCATCATCGCAGCAACAGATGATTACCTCGCCGAAGAGGACGCGTTGGGCCGCTGGATCGAAGAATGCTGCGTCACTGGCAACCGTCTGTGGGGCATCGGCATGAAGCTGTGGGGCAATTGGAAAACATGGTCCGAAACCAACAACGAATCGACCGAGACTCGGAAGTGGTTCGCTCAGTCGCTGAAGGAGCGCGGGTTCGAGCCCGCAAAAAGCCAGGAGATCCGCGGTTACAATCGGCTCGACCTGAAGCCAAAGGCGAGCGCGGGCGCGTCGACCTCGCATGATCGGCGGACGGTTCGGACAGATCGGACAGAGGGCCCTATATCGGCCTAGTACGCGCGCGCCCGCCCGCGCGCTTAACGCCTATATGGTTCGATCTGTCCGAACTGTCCGATCTGTTCGCTCGGTTTTGCACGAGAACGGCACGCGCGCGCACGCGACGTCCTCTCCTTGCGTCCGCCATGCTGCCGTGGCATAGCGCTTAACGTTTCTGTTTAGAAACAGGATACATACCGTGCCTAGACCCAAGGGCCTGCCCAAAACTGGCGGCCGGCAGAGCGGTGTCGCCAACAAGCGCACCCGCGAAATTGTCGATGCTGCGATCAGAGAAGGCCTGACGCCGCTCGAATACATGCTGGCGGTGCTGCGCGACGAAAACGCAGATCCTGAACGACGCGACGAGATGGCTAAGGCGGCTGCGCCTTACATCCACCCGCGCCTTGCCAGCATCGAAGCCAGCCACAGGATAAAATCAGATGTACGGAACCTTAGCGAGGCCGAGCTTGTCGCCATCGCAAGCAGCACAGGAATTGCTGAGGAGACGGGCGGCGACGCGAAGCATCGAGGCATACATTGACTACCTTCAGCTCGGCTTTGCGCCGGCCAAGCATCACCGGCTGTTGATCCGCGAACTCGAGGCGGTGGAGCGCGGCAACTGCCCGCGGTTAATGGTTTACATGCCGCCTGGCAGTGCGAAGTCGACCTATGCGAGCGTTCTCTTTCCGGCATGGTATCTCGGCCGGCATCCCGAGGCTTCTGTAATCGCGGCCTCGCATACCGAGGAGCTTGCCGAGCGATTCGGCAGAAGGGTGCGCAATCTCGTCGGCTCGGAGGCGCACCGCAACGTCTTCGGCGTCGGTGTCGCTGCCGATCGGAAATCGGTCGGTGAGTGGGAGACCGAAGCGGGCGGAGAGTACTATGCGGCTGGTGTTGGCGGTTCGATCACCGGGCGCCGTGCTGATCTCGGCATTATCGATGATCCGGTCCGCGGTCGCGAAGATGCCGACAGCGAGCGCGCACGCGAGACCGCCTGGCAATGGTACGTCAACGATTTCCTCCCGCGCCTAAAACCAGGCGCGAGCCAGATCGTCATCATGACGCGGTGGCACGAGGATGATCTCGGTGGCCGCCTGCTTGACCGCGAAGCGAGCAAATGGCGTGTCGTCGAGCTTCCGATGGAAGCGTTACCCGCCGATCCATTGGGGCGAAGGCCAGGCGAGAGGTTGTGGCCCGAGTGGTTCACGGCAGAGATGGTGGAAACCGCCAAACGCGATCCTCGTGCCTGGAACGCTCTCTACCAGCAGCGACCCGTGGTCGAGGAGGGCGACTACTTCAGGCTCGAATGGTTTGCGCCGTTCGTTCGTTTGCCTGAGAGCGTGACGTGCTATGGCGCCAGTGACTATGCGGTCACCGAGGGCGGCGGCGATTACACTGAGCACGGAATTTTTGCGATCGATCCGCTCGGCACCGTCTACATCATCGATTGGTGGCGGGGGCAGACCGTCACCGACATCTGGATTGACCGCCAGTGCGATCTGATCTTGAGGCATCAGCCGATATGCTGGTTTGGCGAGAAGGGCGTAATCGAGAAGGCCGTAAGGCCGTACCTGACGCACCGGATGAACGAGCGGCGCGCCTATTGCCGGATCGAGTGGCTGCCGTCGGTGACCGAGAAGACGGCGCGGGCGAGGACATTTCAGGCGCTGGCGTCGATGGGCAAGATCATGCTGCCGGTGGAAGCATCATGGAAAGCCGAGCTGCTGGGGCAACTGACCCGCTTCCCGGCCGGGAAGTACGACGACGGCGTCGATGTTTGCTCGCTGATCGGCCGAGGGTTGGAAATGATGGCGATCCCGACTGCGATTGGCCCGAGAAGGAACCAGCACCCAAGCCGGCACAAGTTCGAATGGTCGCCACAGGATGCATACGATGAGAGCTTCGGACGGCCGTATTAGGGGGGAACGAGGATGCCCTTGCGATCCCTATGCTTTGACGCCCGAGGAGGTCCGTGGGGCCCCTGGCTGGTGATGTGTGGAATGGGAGCGGGCGGATCACTAACAGGCTGAATGGCACAAAAATAGATGTGGTTCGATGCCATCATCGGTGACGCTGTAGCAGTGGCGTTTCTGGGTCCTAAGGCACAACATGGAACCACTCTCGCTCTGGTCAAGGCTAAGACCAGCCGGTACCTTTGGCATTAATTTAGCTCCTGGTTGTCACTGCTGGCCTTCATCGGTAAGCGCCAAGCATTGAAAGCAGCAACAGAGTTAGGCATGCGGCTATGGTAGCAAGACGCTTAAAAAAGTCTGTGCTCAGTCATGGGTGGTCGCCAACACTGGACGCGGTACCCGATGGTACAGGCGGTTCCTGTCCATCTGTCGATCCGGTAAACCACGCCTGTGGCGGCGCTGATCTCCCAGCGGAGCACGATCAGAATCGCGGCAGCAATCAGAACGCCAGCGATCACGATGGCAAGCGCGACGCGCATGACACCAACCGTATCGAGCGTCGCGTCGCCATTCAATTTCGCCAAGATGTTCGCTCAGTAATTAATGAGCGGTCGAAGACGGTCGCAGCGCGTTTGCATCCCAACTCAACGCCTCGGTCTCAACAATTAGTTTTCGCAGAGCCGCAGCGCTCATCGGTTCCAGGCAATATCGTCGAATGCTGGCCGTTCCGGAGAGCGAATTTGATAGCAAGATATTCGATCCTAGCGTCTTCACCGAGACACGGGATTCCCCGCAGGCTCTCGGCCGTTTGGCCATTCGAATACGCGCTGTATGCCTCTTCAGTCGTCAGGACTGGCTCGCGATCAACGAATGCTTTGCCCCGTTCTGTTTGCATGACATTCGCTCCTGGGTTGGTTGGCACCTTCCAGGATAGCGAAGCGGGCCCGGGGCGTCATGCCCCGGTCCCGCGCGGTTCGCAACTCAAGGTCTAGGTACTGAACTGGTGGTAGCGGCAGGCTTGCACCCGGTAGCTAGATCCCGCCGGTCATTCGCTCTTGATGAAGCCCGAGCATCATATTACACTACGCCAAACGGTCGTTAGACCGTTCGTAATTGGGGTCGAGGGCATTGACATGGGCGGCAGCTTCGTTTCGTACCTGCGAGTTTCCACTGATAAGCAAGGCCGCTCGGGGCTCGGGATCGAGGCGCAGCGTGCGGCAGTCGAGCGCTATCTCGCCGGCTTCAATGCCGCACCGCTAACGGAATTCGTCGAGGTAGAGAGCGGCAAGCGCGACGATCGCCCGGAGCTCACGCGGGCGCTCGCCGAATGCCGGGTGCGAAAGGCGACGCTGGTGATCGCGAAGCTCGATCGCCTTGCCCGCGATGCGCATTTCCTGCTCGGGCTGCAGCGTTCCGGTATCGCCTTCACCGCGGCGGACATGCCGAACGCAAACCGGCTGACGGTCGGGATTATGGCAATGGTAGCCGAGGAAGAGCGTCGCGCGATCTCCGATCGCACGAAGGCGGCACTGGCAGCGGCAAAGGCGCGGGGCGTGAAGCTGGGCGGCCGGGTAGAGAACCTCAAGAACGCTGAGCTGGGACGGCAGAGGGCGGCCGAGACGCGGCATGCGAGCGCCGCATCCCGTACCGCCGATCTGCGGCCTGTGATTGATGCCATCCGGGCGGAAGGCACCACGAGTGCAACCGGGATTGCCAAGGCGCTGAACGAGCGCGGCATTCCCACGACGCGCGGCGGCCGGTGGCAGGCCGTCCAGGTTCAGAGGCTTCTGCGCTGATGGCTGAACCGAGCGACCGTTGCCTGTGGTGCGGCAGTCGCTTTGAGCGGCGAAACGATGGGGGTAAGACGCAGCGGTTTTGTCGCCCAGACTGCCGCCACGCGCTTGATGCTGCTGGCCGGCGCTGGATCGCCGGGGCGCTGGCGTCGGGCGACCTGACCTCGGACATGCTCCGGAATGGCTCTCCGGGCGAGGCTGAGGAGCTGCTCGGGGATCTCCTCGTTGTGCTGCTCGAATGGCCTGACCACGAATGGTTCGCGCTGATCGACAAGTTACCGGGCGAGCTGGTCGAGCGGCTCCGCGACTGGGTCGAGCCGGCTCCTGGTGACTAAAACGGGGCTGGCGGCGCGTAAAGAAGAAATCGTTTCCCGGGAAAACGATTTTTGGCGCCGGCAACGCGCGCGTTCGTCAGGCGACGGGCAACCAGATCCTGACGCTCGCAGATCTCCACAGTTCCAAGCCGGTGGGCTCGCGGTTTACGCCGACGGATTGGTCGCGCCACTCGCAGCTTTCGGTTGTCTCTTGCGGCTCGGGCTAGTGATCCTCGCGCGCGGCGATGCTGTCGGCACCGACCACCCTTGACCCTCGGCGCGCCAGGGCCGGCGGGTCGGCTGTAAAAAGCATCCTTTCCGCCAAATCGCCAAAAGCGACCCCCGCCACCCGGCTTTCGAGGGTGCCCGGTCGAAGGTGGGGCGTGCCGCCTCTGCTCGGTGTATCTCCGCGTTTTGACGCGAAAAGCGTTCACGCGCGAGGAATTGGGCAAAAGTCGAGGAAATCCGCCACTTAGCGCCCGAAATGGCTATCGCGGGCATTGTGGAAATGGAGGATGTAGTATCCGCCACACTACCGCAGAAACACTGGGGATTTTCGATCCGTTTCCACAAAGCTTTCCACTCGTTTCGCGGCCCAAAGGCTGGCGTAAATAAGGCCCACCCGGCACCCGGCTTTCGGGGGCGCCGGCGACGCTCCCCGCTTCTCTGTGCCGCGC